CCGTTTGCTACGTCCAGTGCAAAGACTGGTTGGGTAGTACCATTTACTCTTGTGAATGTTGCCATTTCGATTTTTCCTTTAAGTTAGTGGTCTTGGAGGACCTGCTTTTATTTAGCCGAATTGGAAAAATCACGCCTGTTGAGGATTATTTCTCTGACGATTTTGAGCCGCAAAAGCATTGGGGTCAAATCTGTTTACTGCTTTTGCATAGCCCACAGGAGTGGCCATGACCCAGCCTTCTTGCCCCGGGTGCTCGGTATCTGCTTGGCGTAGCAGGTGCATTTTGACATTGTGTAGCAAGTTAAATGCATTAAATGCCGCGGCAAGTGCAGGAGTGTTACTTGTAGGGCTGTTCAAGTACTCTACAATATTACGGAACTTTTGTGGGGTTACCTTGGTTTCTAACCACTTGCCGAACTCAGGCAACAGTGTGGCACCGTTGAGTGGACTACCTACTTTGGTGTTGATAAAGTCCACACACAGTTTTGCTAGGTCTGTGATCTTGTGTGCTCGTAATTCTGTGGGGTTGAACAACGTATCAATCGCTCGCCCGCTGGTCTTGATCAACTGCTTCAATTGCTTTTCGACCTTGGTTTCAGTTTCAAGTGCTCGAGGGCTTGCTGGCCTTTCCAACATCAGTCCCGGAACCTCATTAAACTTTACTCCACTGAGTGGTTGACGTGCATCTCCTGCATCTGCATACATTGAGTGGATAGCAATACCAATATCACTAGCACCAATGCGTTGTCCTAGTGAACTCTTGACCGGAATTTTGTATTCCACTGTGTTGGGCCGGAACACATAGTTGCCTGCTTCCACAGGAGGTGTTGACATGTACAACAAGTCACCTTTGACATAGCCGCGGAAGTTTGGGGGCAGTGCGGCTTCTAGTATAGGAAACAATGTGGTATAGATTTGAATCAATTCAGTTCTGTCACCTGGACGATGACTTTGTATATCGGTCATCATTTCAGGACTTGTGGCAAGTCCATCGTAGCCTTTGGCTTCGAACCCCGAACCATCTGTTAACACAAACTCACCTGTGGCAGGCTTGCGTCCAAATATCACAGCAGGTTTGCCGTCCCACTTGGCTGTAACAGTTCGAGGTTGCTGAGTAGCATGGCTAACAATTTCAAGTGCGTCCTTGATGCCTTGTGTACCACGACGGAACACTAGATCTTCAAGATGTTCAATACCTTTGGCTCTGCCACCAACTCCGGCTTGCTCTGCTTCTACTAGAGCAATATAGCCCCGGTTCACAATACGATCACGTAGCCGTGCTAGAAAGTTAACGTCACTTTCTGCTACACCTGTTTCAGGTTCTTTTACACCTTCACGTGTGATATAATCACGGAAGTCTGCTAGTTTGGCATCACGATCAGGATCCATGGCCAAGGCCTTGTAAATGCTTTCCACAGTCATTAGTTGATTGCGTTTGTATTGTGGAGCCAGCAATATGCCAGCGGCTTGATCTGGATCCATTGTGACCATTCGATCTGTTTCACGACTGATGATGCCTTTGGCTGAGGCTTTGAGTCCCAGTGCTTTGGCAATGCTCGACATTAAAATATTTCGGAACACACCTTTGTAGGCTGATCCTGTGCCGCCGCCCAGCCAAAATGTACCCCATTCCATATTGGGCATGAACATAAAGTCTGTTTGTACATAGCCACGCTTGGGGTCGCCTTGTATGGGTGTTTTGAAGTGTACTGCTTCACCTGTAAGGCGTGTCCAGTCTTTAGGATCTTGTTTGTTTTTTGTGGACCAGGCATCTAGTATGCCCTTGAGTTCAGCCTTGGTTATTTCGTTGGCATCCACAGCAAGATCTAGGTCACCCGAGTCAGGTTTCTTGCCTGTTGAGCCCAGCCACTTGACGGGAATTCCTGCTTCGTCTCGATCATGTGATAAATCAAGACCTGTGACAGTTTCCAGCCAAGCCACTGTGCTGGCAATATCCCCTTGTTTGATGCGTTGTGTTAGTGGCTGGCCTTGTGCATCTTTGAAAACATTGCCGCCTTCGTTGAGATAAGTCATTACCATGGGATTCCATTTTCGTCGGCGGCTTGTTTGTGAGTTGGATTGTTTGCATCATATTGCATGTAACCTTGCCCAAAATTAATTTCTTTACCTCGAGTGCGAGGATTTATTTGGAACTGTACTGCACCAACACCGCCACTGCCAGCCGCGCTGCCACGTTTGATGTCGTATGCTATGATGTTTTGTGCTGGTAGTATTCCGTCGCCCACTAGTTTGATCCAATCCAGGCCCATGTTTTTGGGGTCGCCACCTTGTATTTCGGCTTGGTAGATAGCGTCTATCATTTGTGTGATATCTGCAACCACATCTTGTATGCCTTGTTTGGCCACTGGATCTTTGATACTGCTGGCCAACTGTGTGTATTCTCTACCCAGCATTTGATTGACCAGCATGTGTAACTCTTGTTTCAATGCAGCCACACTAGGTTGAGAAACTGTTTTGAGACTGTTAGCAGGATTACCATTGGCGTCTTTGCTGTTGGCCAAAAAATTCTGTACTGTTTGTGCCCAAGAAGCCTGCATTGTTGTGGCCAGTTGTTTGGCCATAGGGCTGTTGACCATGCTCTTGAACATGTCATCACGACTCATTGATGTGCCACCTTTGCCCAGGACATCTACCCCACCAAAGGCCTTGCTCATTAGGCTTTTGCCCAATGCCCCTAGTGTTCCGCCGGCCAAGGCCGCGGCGCCACCTACAATTTTTCCCGGAACGCTGTTGGCAATAGCACTGCCCACAGATCCACTGGTCTTGGCTGCGGCAGAGGGAGTTGCAGTAGCAGTAGTTCCAGCAGTGGCTGAACCACTAGTGGCAACAGGTTTGGCAAATCCTGTGCCGTAAGTTACCTTGGGTTGAACACCACCGGTTCCTGTCACTGTTGGCACAAGTTCGGTTAGGGGTCTACGTGTTATTTCATGAATCTGCATTGGTTCTCCTAACAGATCGCGAAAACTTGCCAGCATCTTTGGTGCGTATGGCATTCAGCAGTTTTCTGGTGAGGTTGTCTGCTTGCTCTGCACCAAACTCTGATTCTATTTGTTCAATCAAGCGTATGGCGCTGGCAATCACACTGTCAGCCCTAGTTTCAATGATCAGGCGGCGATCCTGCTTCACATACATTGAATCTAGTTCTTCTAGCAAACTTCGGGTCTTTTTCTGCATTCGATCTGGGCCTTTGGATTATTTAGTGCTTTTTAGATTCTAATAAATATCTATTATACAGGATCACACATGACAAGTCAAATCAACCCCAACAACATCGACGGCCAATACCCCGTTGCGGGCCAGCCCAACAACACACAGGGCTTTAGAGATAATTTTACCAACATCAAAACCAATTTCCAAACAGCCGCCACAGAGATCACTGACTTGGAAAACAAAGGCGTATTCAAAGCCGCACTAACAGGCACCACACTTGACAACAACATGGCAGACAACTTAATATACGCCGTTAAATTACAAGATGTCAGTTACACGTATGTGCAACAAACTGCTACCGCAGGTGCTATCCCTATTGATTACGCAGCTGGGCAATATCAACTGGTTGCGCCCACTGCCAACGTTAGTTTGAGTTTTTCTAACTGGCCTGCCGCAGGATCTGAGGGCGAAGTGTACGTTGACGTTGTTGTGACCAATACTGCTTACACAGTCACCCTGCCTGCCGCAGTCAGTGTAGGCACAACAGGCATTCAAGGGTATGCAGCCAACGTTATCACCTTTGGTGCTGCCGGTACATATAGATTTGGGTTTAGTACTGCGGACGCAGGTACTACAATTGCCATCTATGATTTGAATCGTGCTCTCACTGCTTACACCAATTCATTTGGATATGTTGCCGGGGGTGGCGGCACTGTGACTCAGGCCACCAACAAGGCCACCGGTGTTACACTAAACAAACCCAGTGGTCAAATTACTATGAGCAATGCGGCCCTGGCTGCCGCTACTATTGTGAGTTTTACTTTTACAAACAGCACAATTTCATCTACTGACTTGTTGGTAATCAATCATGTGAGTGGCGGTACTGTGGGGTCTTACACATTCACTGCCGCTTGTGGCTCGGGCTCGGCCACTGTGTATGTTCGTAATGCAACCTCAGGCTCACTCGGCGAAGCCATTGTGTTGCGTTATGCTGTGATTAAGGGCGCCATAAGTTAAAGATACCTAGCATAAAATTCAGCCACTTCTGGAAATGTTTTTTGAAATGACTGATTTCTAAAGTTATCAAATTTTACAATTTCTTTTATCATACTTTCAATACCTATGGGATTTTCTTCCCAGTTCTTAGATATTAAATTCTTATAGTTGCTTGTTTGCATAGCATCAACATATTCTTGTGTGCAGTTATCTAGACTAAATTTTCCAAGTGCTAGATGATTTCCTTGACTAGTAGGGTCACCTTCACGGTTACTTGAAAAATTATCATCAGCCCAGATCTTTGATTGTTCTAGATAAAAGAGATTAAAGATACTCACAGTTTCTTCAATGTGAAACATTACATTACTAGGAGCAGTGTGACGAATTTGCATCATGTTATCAACCACCTGATGCCAGGATGCTGGCCAACGAAGATATTCAAATCTTTCGCCAATGCCATCTAGACTTACGTTTAGTTTGACCAGATGAAATCTATCAATTATTTCATGATTTCTGACATGTATGGGTTGAGTACCATTTGTCTGAAAACACAAAGTCAATTGTTGTTTGACATTGGGCACATTGTTAGATAACCATTCGGCAATTTTCCAATATGCTTGCCCCAACATGGTTTCGCCTCCAGCAAATACTAACATTTGCAAATTAGAAAGATCTAGTTGTTCCAGTGCTAAAATCACATTGTGATGTTGTTGTAGAGAACTTATCGGTTGATTCCAACTGCCGTGCTCATTGAGATGCTTTTGCCAAAACGTACTTGATTGCGGCCCGCAAGATCTACATGCAAGATTACAACTTAGATCAAATTTAAGATCTATTCTTGTTGGCCCCGACAGGTTGGTCTTTATGTCTTTTAATCCGGCATTCATTCCAGTACGAAAACTTTGTCCACCAACTGTCTCTATAGATTTACAACTTTCGCATTCTGGTGCCCAAACATTTTGATTATTAAGTTGCCGGAGGGGTATAAATCCTGGATCGTTCCAAAAATTTGTTGTTATGTCAATTGGAAATCTTGAATTGTGCAAACAACAATGCTGGGCAGTTGCGTATTTTTCTTTAAGATTTAATTCAAGACCGCCGTGTATCATTGAGCAGTAAGAGTCGGTCATGATTGTTTAATCTTTCCCAGCAGTTGTTTTAGTTTTGCGCTTTGCACATCTGCTGAAACTTTGCCTGTTTCCTGTGGGCCTTTTTCCCAAGCAGGAGTTCCTGTGGCTCGCTCCCATGGTGGGGATGATTCACTTGACTCTACAGTGTCGGCTGGCTTAACTTGACTGCGAGCCTTGATTGAGTCCATGATACTGCTTTGGGGTTTGTTGTAACCAGTTCCTTCGTCCCCACCTTCATCAGTAATGCGCATGGTTTCAATGTTGTATTCAAGGTCAATCTTTTGTCCCACACCTGTTGAACTACGACTCTTCATACATTGTATTTGATACTTGCCACGCTCTTTCATGGCACGACTTGTAAAGATACCAAACACATTGTCTGCTGTGTTGATCTTGGAAATACCGCCTGATATGTGCGAGTGATCAAATTCAATCTCTTCCACAGCACTACGATTCAACTGCGATGCTGTTACCATTAGCACTGCCAACTCTTTGGCCAAGTTACGCAGTTCTTCACTCACATACTTGTCTTTAACAAACAAGTCGTTGGGTGAGACTTTGGCACTCACAGGCATCAACAAATCCAAATAGTCAATCATCACAAAGTCTACCTTCTTGCCTGTTTGAATTTGATACTCTTTCAAATAAGCACGAATGTCATTGATGTTGCTCTGGGCTGGCAATCCTTTCACTTGATAGTTGCCTGACTTCTTGGCCACAAGTTTTACCTTGAGTTCAGTTGTATCAATATCTTTGCGAATGTCCTTGGTGCTCATGTTTGTTAACATAGCATCTGTTCGCAAACTTGTGAGTTCTTCTGATAGTTCAAGTGTGATATACACCCCACTCAGGCCTTGTTGTAACCAGTTGAGTGCAATGTTCATCATCACAAGACTCTTACCCGAACCCGATCCTCCGGCAAAGATGTTGAGTTCACCACGACTGAATCCGCCATACAACAATCTATCCAGTTGTGGCCATCCTGTGCTTACTTGCCCGCCCGAGTTAAAGTATTTCTCAATGCGAGCCTTAGGATCAGCAAAGTAATCCGTGCCCATGTCTTTAGTAAGTGAT